GAAATAATATAAATTCATTTTTGAAACCACTTGAAGGATATACATTCCCAGCAGAATCGGGATCAGGAGAATTATAATATAATTTCTTACCGATGTCATGACGGAAATTAAAAGTCCTCATAATTCCAGCGTGTTCTGGAAATACTTGGTTTGCGCCATCGCCTATATCCAAAGCATTGGTAGTCATCGGCGAATTCATCATATATTTAATATCCTGAATTACTTTATACTTACGTGTATTCGGTTTTAAAGTCATCAACTGCAACTTCTTAAAACCAGATACTGATATACCTGTTGCTTGTCCATTCGTGTCAAAGAACACATCATTCGTAGGATCAACTACTTCGGCAGATGTTTTTTGAGTTCTAGGCATAACACGAAGGATACGCACATAGTAACTTAACGCTCTTTCAGGTGGAACATCCTGATTACTAAAATCATTTCTAATTCTTTCTAATATCCACCTACTCTGGGCAAACTGCGGAGAGCAGTATAGCCCATCAATTACAAACTGGTCTAACGGAGCACCATCAGACGTAATATGCGGACGGCATAGATTTAACGTCTGCATTTGTCCTGTGCCATAATTCCATATACTACCAGTTGAAGCGTTTGTGCGATTACCAGTGCAATATCCTAAAGCAGTCATATTTGCTCCTGTTTGGATATTTACTGGTTGAGCCTCTACAAGGTCATCGCTCAATTGCGTTTTGAAATATTTACTTTCAACCTTTTTATTGAATACTTTTTTAGCAATACTTACTGCCTGTTTCTTTTCTACTTTATTAAGTCCGCCTCGCTTCACTCTGCTTTTCACAGATTTTTGACCCCTCATTAACGGTCCAGAATATCTTCGTTTACCAGCCATTATATACTATTGCAACATTTTATTTTTTTTCTTGCACATTATTTTTCATATACGGTTGTAATTCATACTTATCGTCTACTTTCCATACATTCCATCTATCCGCACTCATCAACGAAAACTCAGGCAACATATTCGTAAATACAAATATTCTTGGCCTGTCAAATCTTATCTTTTTAGCGTTGTATCTCTTGTCATACGCTACACCGTTTTTTATAATTTCTACTCCACTATAAAAGTCCCCTAATTTATCCTTTTTCATGCCTCTCGGCATATCTACAATATAGCACTTTTTTATAGGTCTGCTACATACCCATTGAAATATATCGTCCATTAACCTAAAAGGTGGTATCTCCTCTGCTAATCCGTTATATTCCAAATACTCACTAAATAACGATTTACCTATGTTCCCATTAGGGTCATAAACTAAATCTATTTTACGCATATCAAAATTGGAGGCCATCTCTTTCAAGTCGGCTTGATATGGGCGTAATGTGAGGCTGTTGAAGATTTTCATTTGAGCTGTTAGTGGTATTACCTCGTCTTTATCAGTCCAAGGACCATCAACTCTTGTATCTTCTTTCATCATATAGAACGCTTCACCCTTCAAATGTTCGGGATTGCTTGTTGGTTCTAAATAATTAGGTGGGTAGTCTTTAAATAATTTTAACAATAAATGTTTTTCTTGTTTTCGTCTTTTTTTTATTAAACTTATTCTTCCTTGATAATGTTTGTAGCCACCATCTCCTTCTTCAAGTTGTATAACGTAATGTTTCGCTATACCTTTTATGGTGTCAAATAATTCAGTTTCATTATCAAATGTGGATGCGTTATACCTAATGTCCCAAGTCGCTAAAGCAGAGGTGGAACATTTGGAACTCATCTTTTTATAATTTATAAAGAAAAAAAAAATTTAAAATGTGATTTTTAGGCGCTTCGCTGGAACAACCTGAAAAATCACTATATATATATATTTAAATGATTGGAACATTTGGAACATATACAATATCGGTCTACGACCGATGTTTCGTGGCTAAAGCCACGACCACCCTACATTGAGCGGGTTTGGAATTCGCCCTACCACTGCGCTAAAGCGCCGACGGGGATATAACCCCGTCGTTCCTGCGCCCTTCGGTTGCTAATTATACGTTTCAATAGACCCGCCTAAAGGCGGTCTATTAAAACTAATCTATCGCTTCGCCATATATTTACGCGTCCTTAAATGTGCTTACAGCATTACAACTTACACGGACACTTTTTGCTACTGAACGTAAAGCACTGTTCTGGTCGTCACCTAAGGTTTGAAAATGAAATAATATAAATTCATTTTTGAAACCACTTGAAGGATATACATTCCCAGCAGAATCGGGATCAGGAGAATTATAATATAATTTCTTACCGATGTCATGACGGAAATTAAAAGTCCTCATAA